TGGGGAATAGAGAATGCCTGATCCTTTAGGTGCATACTATCAAAGAACTGGGCGTAACGCGTCATTTTTGCCGCGGCGGTCATCGTTGCTGGAGCCAACACGAGGTCAGCTGTTTCAACGGCGTGCGGCGGCGCAATTGAAGGAAGAGAAAGAGCGAGCAGCAACGCAGTGGCTGAGGAATCTTCCGCAGCCGCAATCGTTGAGAGCCGGTCCTGATGCGGCTGCGGCAGGGTTTGGATCATTGAGAGCCGGTCCTGACCAAACCCTGCCTTCTAGACTTTTGGATCGGCTGGGCCTTGATAAATACGCCGAGCAGAACTTGCGACGTATCGGTAGGGATACTGGTGCGGAAGCTGTCTATCGAGCTATCGCGCAACACGTTAACGCGATTAGGGGCACTGAAGAATCTGTACCGCTCGGCGAGTGGATGGGCACAAATCTAATGGGTACGTTGGCAGTCGCTGGCGTACCTGGCTCCCTCACAGGAGCCGGTAAACTTCTTGGTAAAGCTGCGTTGAAAAACCGTGGGTTTACGCTCAGTTTCAAGAATATGTCTGAAGTGCCAGACATCAGAAAAATGCCGCTCAACAAGGCACTGACCCAAGCCAGCTCACAGCCGCATCTCATCCGGGCAGGGAAGCAGTCGCCGGGCAAGTTTATTGGTGGACCGGCTAACATCAAAAGTTGGCAGGCGTTAACAAAAATGCGTAAAGAGCTGGACGCCAATATCGATGCCGGTTTGGAAGGCGGCGATTGGTACAAACGATATCGGTCTGATGTTCGCCGTGTAACTGGCGGTGCGGTGACGCCTGCCAGGTGGATGGCTGACACTCAGGCACAATTCTCTGCGGGAGTAGACCCCGGCTCTGAACTTGGTTTTGCATTGAAGGAAACGAGTGGCATCCTTGCCGGTATGCCGACGAAGGCTGCACGACAGGCACAGCATCAAGCGCTGCTCGACGCAGCCGCTTTGAGTGATACATCCGCTCTTCAGTTGGGGGAAAAGACCGGTGAATATGCGGAAAAGATTTACCCATACCAAAGCCGCTTACTTGCAACCGGCGTCAATGATTTCCGCTGGGCTAATGAGATGGGTTATAGGGAAGCAGATGGCTCACCGTTTCGTGGCACCTTAACCAAGGCTCAACATACATTTATTGATTATGAGACGGCGCTGGCTGTGGAGCGTGCCAACGCGAGAAATCTTGGTGGTCGGTCGAATTGGACAGGTCAGGAAATCCAGGCAGCGGGCTGGGTTGCCCAGAAAGCTGATGCCCTCTTTGAAATAAGCAAGAAGCGATATGTCAAAAATGCCATCACGCAAATGACAGCCGAGGGGCGAAATGATTTCAGTGCCGAGGCCATCGAAACGGCTGCTCGTAAGCTGGCGTTCGATGAAGCTAACAGAACCATTGGTGATTATTTCCCGAAACATACGTTGTACGCCACCCATGAAACAATACCGGGAACCAGCACTGGGCATTTGCCGCAGATGGCTACGGCAACACAGGCGCAGCGGGATGTTATTGGCACCGATCCTCGTGGGTCGTTTGCGACGGCACCGGGAGGACGGGATGCTCCTTATGCCGGTTTGACCTATGAAGGACCGAGTGGGCCAACGGGCATTGCCATGCGTGTGCAGCCAACGATCCCGATGCAAGGTGTCTATGAGAATACCCTGAAGCAGCTTGAGCTGAACCCTGGTGAGGTGGCTCGACCTTTGGTGGGTTTGCAAACCAGTGGTGCTTTACCAAAAACTATCGCCCCGGCAGATCGCAAGATCGTCGAAGCGGTCGAGGCGTTGAGAGGTGGACTGAGCGGTCAGGATATTTCGTCGGCACATATTGTGACCGAAAGCGGTCGTATCAGTGATAGGAACGCTGTTCGGGTCAGTTTGCTTTCGAAGTTAACGCCACAACAGGCAGTTGATTTCAGAAATGTCGCCCAGAAATACGGCTACGACGATGTTGCCGATACGGGTGACGGTGCAACGCTGACCAACTTTGGCGGCGAGGCACACACGCCATCGACAAAAGAGATGGCAAGTTTGTTGAGCGACTTGAAAGCTGTCCGCCCAGATGTGGAAACCGTCAAACGCGCGAGTGTTGATTCAGTCGCCGTGTTTCTGTCTGATGCGTGGGAGAAGGGCGAAGGTTCGGGTGCTGTAACAAAAATAGTCACAGATGCAATTAACGCCACGCCGGAAATCAGGTCGGCGATGAACAGGAACCCATATCTTGGAGATATTGCTCTGAACTATATCGAGCGCGATAAAGACTTGGCAAAGATATTTGGGCCGGGGCGCAAAGACTTGGAGCTATTCAGACGCATCGTCGCCTCTGGCCCCGGCTGGGTTGATAGATTGATGAAAGATATGTCGAAGGGTGTTCTCCCTGCGACCGGGTTTATCCTTCTTGGGATTTCGGCGGCACAACAGGGCGAGGAGCGCCAGCCATCGTCAGGCTCGTGACGTTCTTGCCCCAGTTTTCCGTCCACTGCTGCACATGCCACGGTTCGTTGTCTTCCCAAAAGGGCACGATTTTACCACTGGCTTTATCCCAATAAACTCCGAGGACGTTCTCCTCGGTATGCTTAACTTTTTTAGTCATGTGATTTCTCCTCTTTAGTGCTTTAGGCGGGATGCCACGGCGCACAAGCTGAAGTTCAAATGCCGAAACCTACATATAACATAATTTACGTCCGAATCCAGTAGTTCAGTGAGAATCGACCCCCGTAGAGCGGCACTGAGTGCCCTCCTGCGTATGTCCATGAGTGTTTGTACCTAGAATTTTAGCGCGTCTGAGTGACGCACCCACAAAAGCCGCTCTTTAGCCAGAGGGGCTTTTTTCTATGGAGAAACCATGTCAGACGAAACAGCGGCCAACCCTGAAGAGGGAGCCGAGACGACCGAGGCCAACCCGCGTATGGGAGCTGAGGGAAGAGTAGAGACTACCGAGGAAGAAGCAGTACAGGCGGTTGCCGCTCGCTTGGAGCCCCAGCTTGAGCTAGGGCCAACTAGTAAAACCGAGCAGACACCGCCAGCCGAACCGGCCAACCAGGAAGCGGAGCCGGTACGGTCAACCGAGGGCGATGAGCCAGCGGTTGAACCGTCTACTGATGATGACGCGACAACTGAGCTAACGACCGAAGACGGTGAGGAACTGCCTGACACTCTCTCAGGTCTTGCTGAGGCGATTGGGATTGATGAGGCCGAGTTGGCTTCTCACCTCAAGATGCCGATCAGGATCAATGGCGAGACTCAGATGGTCAGCCTTGCCGATGCGGCGAACGGCCAACAGATGGACGCGGACTATCGCCAGAAGACGACAGCGCTTGCCGACGAACGGCGTCAATTTGACGGCGAAAAGCGGCAGGCTTCACAGCTTTTGCAGCAGCGACTTCAGGCTGCTGATGAGCGGATTGCAACACTGAGCCAACAGCTCGATGTCGAGTATCCGGCAGAAGACATGCAACGTCTCGCGTCGGAAGACCCGGCTGAGTATGTCCGAATCAAGGCACAACAGGATGCGCAGCGGGAAGCCTTAGTAGGTCAGCGCCAAGCGCAGGAAGTTGAACGCCAACGACAAGGACACGAGCAGCAAGCCGAAGTGGCGCAATTTCGTGAGTCACAGCAGCAGATGCTCGTCGAGAAAGTACCGGAGCTGACCGACCCTGAAAAACTCGAAGGTTTCGAGACTGGTATGGCGACATACCTGGGCGAGGTTGGTTTCACTCAAGACGAGATAACGGGGTTCGTCATTGGTGCGTTTGACCACAGGCAGGTTCTACTGATTCGGGATGCCATGCGGTATCGGGGCATGCAGGACAAGCGCAAGACGATCACCAAAAAGCTCAAAGGTCTGCCGAAGGTGCAGCGACCGGGAACTTCCCCGACGCGGCGACGGGCGCAGGCTGGCGATGATGTAGCTGAGGCGAGGCAACGTGTCAGTCGGAGCGGTGCGACCACAGACGATGCGGTCGGCCTGGTTCGACGCCTTCTGGATGGATAGGAGAAATATCCAATGACCTTAGCAACAGATGCCTTTACCACTTTTGATGCTATCGGCAATCGTGAAGATTTGTCGGACATCATCTACAACGTGGCACCAACGGATACACCGTTCATTACGGGCATTCCGCGTACCGACGCCAAGGCGGTTCTGCACGAGTGGCAAACAGATACCTTGGCGGCAGCTTCGAGTTCAAATTTTGTACTTGAAGGTGATGAAAGTTCAACGGTGGCAACAGTAGCCACTACTAGACTTTCCAACACATGCAATATTTCCGACAAATTGCCGCGTGTGTCAGGCACTCAAATGGCGGTTAACACCGCTGGCCGCAAAGACGAATTGGCCTACCAGATCGTCAAGGTGGCGAAGGAACTTCGGCGCGACATGGAGAGCATCCTGCTCGCCAACAACGCCGAGGTCACAGGTAACACCACGACCGCCCGCGAGACGGGTGGGATTGGTGCCTGGATAGCTACCAACGATGTTTTCGGCACAGGTGGCGCTTCGGGTGCGGCTGGAAATACCGCTCGTACCGACGGAACTCAACGTGTCATCACCGAGGCGTTGCTAAAATCGGTGCTTGCATCGTGTTGGGATGCAGGTGGCGATCCAGACTGTGTCATGGTTGGCAGCTTCAACAAGCAGGCTATGTCAGGCTTCACGGGCAATGCCACTCGCTTCAAAGGAGCGGCTGACAAACAACTTGTGGCGGCAATTGACATATATTCGTCAGACTTTGGCGACGTCGAAATAATTCCCAATCGTTTCTCTCGGGCGCGGGATGCACTCGTGCTCCAGAAAGACCTTTGGGCAACGGCGTATCTACGTCCAGTGACGATGATGGAGTTGTCGAAAACGGGTGACAGTGAGCGGCGTCTGTTGCTCGCGGAGTATGCCCTTGAGTCCCGAAACGAGGCCGGTTCCGGCATGGTTGCCGATCTGACCACATCATAACAGGCTGACGAATGAGGGGGGGCTAACCGGCTCCCCTTTTTTCATAAGGAGATTGCAATGAAAAAGTTGTTAAACGCAGTCGCTGTCATGCTTGTGATGACGTTGGCCATTGGTGCTTATGCCGGGTGGAACATCCGGCAGAACGCAGATGGCACGACATCGTGGATAAACTTCGATGGCGAAACCTATCCGGTTGCTCGGACATACTTGACGGTCAATTTGGAAAACGTGAGCAGTGCCAGCACGACATATATTTCCGTACCGTTTGCTGGTTCCATTGCTCAGGTTGACTCGGTTGTTCATGGCGATCTCACCGCTGCAAGCGCGGTGTTGACCGTCTCGATCATGTCGGAGGCTTCTCCTGGTGTCGATTTCACCAAAATCACCACCAATAACACACTCACCCTTGCGTCGGCGGTTATCGACTCTTCCGGTGCGTATTTGCTTGGGGGCGCTGGTGATCGAGACACCACAGGAAGCATGGCCGGAAAATCAACCGACCATGCTAGTAAGAATCAGCAACTCACTGGGGCACCTACAGTCGCGGCTGGCGGAACGATTGCCATCGGTACTGACGGAGCAAGCACCGGTGATGTTGATGCGACAATTATCATCTACTACGACCGCGACCAGAGTTCGGCCTCGTTCCTGTAGGTGACTAGGACACTGGGGTTTGGGGCGGCGGGGCTGTTTGTTCTCGCCGCCCTGACCTACGGTCTTGGGACCGGCTCACCGATTATCCCTCGGTGGCTGGTCATCTATTCAGGTGCAGCACTCGCGCTTGGTTTTTTCGCCGTCTCGATAAATCGCAACCGGTTTGTCACATTCTCGACCAGTGAACTGCTGGCGGCAGGGTTCATCAGTTATCTGGCATTGACCCTGACGTGGTCGTCAGACCCGCGTGACGGGTTACTGACGCTAGAGGCTATCAGCGTGCTCTGGCTGCTCTATGTGGCGTTACAGCGGTGTCCCAGAGCGACACTGGGTGCGGCTATCTATGTCGGTGCGACCGTTGCTCTGGCCGGTGCGATTATCTTTGGATTTGCCCACAAGCCCATATTTGGCGGCATGGGAAACGAGAACTACCAGGCTGAACTGCTGTTGGTGCTATTGTCGCTCGTGGTAGCGGCGTGGTGTGCCATCAAAACTCCAGTCTGGTGGATCAGACCGTTTGCGCTGCCTGTGACGCTGGTGGCGCTCTACTTCATTTTGTTTGAAAATTTAAGTGACTCTAAATGGGTGGCCGCATGTGCGGTCGGTGCCGCGTTGATGCTCTGGCTTATCAGGCAGAAACGCTACTATGTAGCAGGCTTCGGATTTCTGATCCCGCTCAATATTGCGTTTTGGTCAGGTTGGGCCACCAGTTCGGTCGTCGTGAAGGCAATCACACACCGCTTGGAAATAGGGTTTAACAGCGCGTTGTTGTGGGCTGAAAAGCCGTTCTTCGGGCATGGTCTTGGCAGTTTCAATTTTGAGTATGGCAGGGTGCAGGAAGCACACCTGCAATGGTTCCCCGAGATGGACACCGTGTTGCATCCGGCCAGCGTATTTGCCGGGGCAGCGCACAACGAATTGCTCCAGCTCGGTGCTGATGCCGGTCTGGTTGGGGTGCTGATCGCGCTCGCTCTTATTGGTCTTGCTGTGCATCGGTTTTACAATAAGAAAAAGGACGCCCTTGACATCGGCGCGGCTATGGCGCTGCTGATTGTGGCAGCTCTCAGCCAGATCAGTTTTCCGCTACAGAACCCGGCGACAGTGACGGTCGTCATATTCGCAGCGGCGGCGTTGATGCAGGGCGAGCAACCTCGGGTAACTATCAATTTTCCAGTTCTGACCTCTCGGGTGTTGGGTGTGGCGTTTCTACTAATCGGGGCCGGTCTGGTTGCATCCAGTTCCGCCTATTTTCTGGCCGAGCGGACGTTTTCAGCTACCAAGGCCAACATCAAGGTCGCGCATCCGGCAGCGTTGCAGGCCAACCTCGATGCCTATCAGCGTTACCCGTTCGAGAGGCGTTATCGCCACCAGTTGATGTTAACGGTGGGGGCGCTCCTTAAAGCGGCGCATGGCGACGTTACGATCACAAAGGAAGCTGCTGACCAGGCGTATAGGATCGCCAGAACAGCAGCGCCTTATATGCCTGCGATCAAGATGAGCCGACTTGAATATTTGCTGAATAACGACCTTTGGAAAATACAAGGCGATGAGGTCGACGAGCTGCTTGGCTGGTTGACTGTGCATGCTTCGTTACAGCCAGGCGTATGGCTGGCGGATGGCGCATATGCGCTGAGGATTGGTGACGTGCCTCGGTTGATTACGGCGATCAATACCGGCATGGCGTTACCAACAAACTCTACACACCGACCAGGATTTGAGTTGCTGGCCGGTTATCTGAGAATCGAAACGGAGACTCCATTATGAGAATTTGGCTGGCCCTGTTGGGTCTTGTTTTTCTTGCAACACCTGCCTGGGCGATTAACGAAACCGACCTATTTGCCAGCGGGGCGACAAACTACGTAATGAACGGCGACAATCAGGTTACATCTGGCGTTGTTGGAAACTTCGGCAGCTATCTGCGAATCGGCTGTGAGGTTGATTGTTGGGTGGCGCTGTCAGCGACCAATTTTGAGGGCACCTTTGGTGTTGATACCTCGGCCACCGCTACGGTCTATATCCCGACCGAGACAATCTATTACACCAAGACCAAGGGCCAGAAATATGTCGTTTTCCTTGGCGCTTCGGGCAGCATACATATTACCGAGATGACACCGTGACAAAGCGGCTTCTGGACGCTGATGGCGCTGTCATCAGTGAGTTCCACTACGACCACTCAAGCGACTTGACCACAGTCAAACTGGTTCAGGACGTTGAGCCGATTATTGAGAACAACAAAGACTTGAGGTCACAGGGCAAGGGATACACGCCGAGCGGGGATATGCGGCATGTGGCCTCTATCCCGCTGGTGGTGGTCGAACAGTGGATTAAGGAAGACGGCGTTAACTTCATGACGCTGCCCCGGCATGAGAAGTCGATCTATTTGCGCCGCAAGCTCAACGACATCGATAACCGTGCGTGGCGCACCAGCGAAGGGCGCATGTAGATGGCAATCACGACCTATGCCACTCTCAGAACTGCGGTGCAGAACTGGCTTGATCGTGCCAGCGACACCATTGTCACCGACGACCGCACCAATGAGTTTATCAAGCTGGCTGAAGACCGGATTGCCAACGACCCTGATTTGCGTCTGCGTGAGATGGAAGCGCAGGCCGATCTGGTTCTCGAAGCGACGGTTGACGGGGGTACAGCCGGTGGCACGGCGAACGCTCTCACTCTGACTCCCTCTACTGCATTTACCTCATTGACTCTGGGCGACACCATCAAGGGTGAAATCGCGGCTAACAATACTGGGGCTGCAACGCTCAACGTCAGCGGTCTTGGCAACACCAATATCCGCAAAGGCGATGGTGGCGATGCTTTGGAGGCCGCAGATTTGGTTACCGGGCATGATGCTTACTTCTATTTCGATGGCACCCAGTGGCGGCTGACGCCACCTGGCGGTGTGCCTTTGCCATCGCGCTATGTCCGCATGCGACGTGTCTACATTGACGGTGATCCAAGACGCACGCTGGAGCACTTCGAGCCTTACAGTTTTCATTCGACTTATGCCGGATCAGAAACCTCGAAGCCGAAGACCTACACCATTGAAGGTGAATACATCGTTTTTGGCGGGGCCAGTGATTCGGCCTATTCGGCGCAGATGCTCTACTATCGCCGGCTGGCTGCGTTTTCCTCGGATGGTGACGACAACAACGTATTGTTGAACAAGACCGGGCTTTATCTCTATGGGTCGCTGATCGAAGCCGCTAACTTCATTAAGGACAACACGGCAGTGCTTCGCTACACGGCGTTATATGAGGAAACCAGAGATCGAATTTCAATAGCCAACAGGGGCGACCGTCACAGCGGCTCCCCGCTCATCATGCGAACGAATGTGACCAAGGCATGATGACGCTGACGCAGCGGCTGCAACAGTTTCAGATCGGTGTAGCCAATAACATCGATGTCGCACCGCAGCCGATTGTAGGCTTTTCCGGTTGGGCACCTGACCGCGCACCCCTCGGGTCGTCTGGCAGCATCAATGCGATCAACGTAATCCCGACGACAGACGGCTTCCGCCCACTGCCCAATCTCAAAACCCAGGCCTCGGCGTTGACTGCCAGATGTCAGGGTGCGGTTGCAGTGCAGGCAACAGGCGGCGAGGTCTACATCTATGCGGCTGATGCAACCAAGTTGTATCGTATCGACGTGTCGGAATCTTTGACTGATGTTACGGGCGATTATGAGGAAGCTGCATCTGACGCCCAGATCGAATATGCGCATTTCGGCAACACCATTCTCGCCACGCATATAGCTACTCCGCTTCAGGGGGCAGCGATTGGCAGCGGCAACTTCTCTGACCACATCACCTCAAGCGACAAGCCGCAGGCACGCCATATTGCCGTCATTCGGGATCAGGTCGTGTTGGGCGACACTACCGACGAAACTGATGGAGATCAGCCGTCAAGAGTCTGGTGGTCTGGCCTGAATGATTCAAAGAATTTCACGCCAGCTGCTTCAACACTCTCCGACTTCCAGAATGTTGCTGGTGGTGAGGCAGGGCGAGTCATGCGGGTCGTTGGCGGTGCCGAATACGGGCTGATATTTCTTGAGCACCAAATCGTGCGCATGTCGTTTGTGGGCGCTCCGCTCACCTATCAGTTAGATACAATTAATCGACGCCACGGGACGCCGATCAGCGGCAGTGTCATCGGACATGGACGGCTTGTTTTCTACGTCAGTGAAGAAGGGTTTTATTTCACGGACGGCACATCTTCCACGCCTATCGGCCACGGCATGGTGGACCGGTTCTTCTGGGATAACTTCGATCTGTCAAACCAGAGCCGCATGTTTTCAGCAATCGACCCAGTGAACAAGACAGTTTGCTGGAGCCATCCCGGCGAAGGAACCAGCATAGCGGGCGAGCCAAACCGCATCTGGTTCTACAATTGGGCCGAGAACAAATGGTCCGAGGGCGAGGTCACGACTCAATTAGTCTTCACCGGCGTTGACGCCGGTCTGACGCTGTCTGAACTGGACACCATTTCATCAACTTTGAGCGGCCTACCCTTCCCGTTGGGCAGTCGTGCCTACCAGGGCGGAGATAAGGTGCTGGCGGCATTTAATGGGTCCAATGTCTATTGCACGTTTGAAGGCGCGAACCTTGCTGCGACCCTCGACACCGGAGAGTTCCAGCCGTTCAGAGGGCAGCGTTCCGAGGTCACTGGGATACGCCCCTATATCGATGGCGGCACTATCACAGCAGCAGTTGCTAGTCGCATTCGGGTGCAGGACAGTGCCAGTTTCGGCAGTGCGGCTTCACTGAACGCCTCTGGCCTTTGCACGCTGCTGTCTGAAGGCAGGCACCACAGGGTGCGTTGCTCGGTCGCCGCTGGCGGCACATGGACGCATGCACAGGGAGTTGAGATCACGGCGGTCGGCACTGGCGTTACCTGATGCCAATGCGGAGCGTGTGAGCGTGTATCACTATCAGGTAGAACTCATCAAGATCGTGGACGGAGACACGGCCGACGTTGATATCGATCTCGGTTTTGACGTGTGGCTTCGCAGCCAGCGCGTTCGCCTGCATGGAATTGATGCTCCAGAAAGCAGAACCAGAGACAAAGAGGAGAAGAGATTCGGGAACAGGGCTAAACAGCATTTAATCCGGCTGATGGATACAGAGCATGGCCCACTTGTCGATTCTCAAAAAAACAAGGAAATCTATCTGCAATCTTTTGGGCGTGGAAAGTTTGGGAGAATCCTGGGCCTGTTGTACGTTGGCGATGACGCTGAAAGCGTGAATGCTAAAATGATTAAAGCCCATCATGCGGTGGCCTACGAGGGGCAATCTAAAGATGAAATCAGGGAAGCTCACCTTGCCAACAGAGAAAAGCTGAAGGCATGAAAAAATCATACACGTCTGTTGGCACTAGCGTTACCTGATGGTTAACGCATCATTCCTGCCGCGTCCGCCGTCGTTGCTAGACCGCGCCAAGGTTCTTGTAGACTGACATGGCACTCACATCACCACGCGCTGAAGCGCTTGTCGAGGCCTACAGGCGTGCGCCACTGGTTCATACAAACGAGGAAGAACACCGCCTGGAGCTGGCGACGATTGTCAACAATCTGTTAAACGGGAAAATCAATGCCAAGGGGTCGGTGACCCTTTCGGCCAGTTCGGCCACGACGACCTTGAACGATTTCCGCATTGGTGCGGCCAGCATAATCGTGTTCATGCCGACCACGGCAAATGCGGCAGCAGCAATGGCTAACCTCTATGTCTCGGCACGCGGCGATCAGACCGCCACATTGACTCACACCAGCACTTCAACGACTGACCGGACCTATGGCTACGTCGTCCTCGGATAGCGAGCTGGTTGTTGTCGGTGACGCGAACTTGGGATTGCACTGGCCGCATATGGTATCCTGGGTCATCCCGGCTCTGGAACGCGGCTCTAGGCGCTACGGAGTTGCTGATATCTACGATGCTATTTCTCAAAAAAACATGGTGGCCTTCGTCGCATATCAGGATGGCGAGGCGACGGCAGTATGCATAGTCGAGATCATCACCTATCCGGCCAAGAAAACGAT